CGACCGTTTTTCGGGTGACGGGCCCCATTGGCTTTGGCTGGCATTTCCGCAGTAGTGTCACTTTTACGTTTGCACTGTGGGCCTTGAAAGCTCGTGATATCATCACGCGAGAAGGAACCGCTCTGGGCGGTCCCAATCAGAACCTGTTTATCGGCTTTACCATCAACGTTAACCAACGGACGCACAGGCTGCGGCTCCATTGTAACTTTGATAGAACGCTTCTGCTGGAAAGTGAAACCTTTCGATCCCATTCCCTTACCCCGGTATTTGTTTACGGGGGGTGAAACATAACCCGCTGGAACGGGCGGGCAAGAGCCCTTCTCGTCATCTGAGATGTTCAATTTGGCAGGAGCACGGCCTGACTGGGCCGAGCCACACACAACATGCCACAAATCCTGTGGCCAATCTGAAACAATAGAATGTTCCAAAAGTGTGTTTTGTTTGGTGACATAATGCCCCGGTTCCAACACCGGATACGCATACAATCGCCAGATCTCATTATCTGTCTTCCACACAGCGGAGATATCAGTCCAAGTAAGCTTTGTGCCAGAGATTTCTCCCTTAAGCATATCAGCATACTGTTTCTGAATGAATTTAATAATAACCGACAGGTCATCACGAGTCTTCACACAGGGCCAACTCTCAATCCGCAACGCGTACAAACGTAACAAGGTAAATCGGACATCGTCGACTTCATTGGCATACAAAGCCGAACAGAGAACTTTTTCTCGCTCAGGCTTCGGCAACCAAACGCCGTCAATTTCAACGAATTCTTGCGATAAGAAATCAATTTCTGAGAGCTTGCGAGATTTCCAATCACCCGAAGATGACTTAGTAATCACACCAATGCCAGACCACACGCCGGCAATAGCTTCCGCATTGAAAAAGCGGTTCGCATCATCGCTCACAGTAAAAGAGTTATCATCTCCATTCAGTGCCGCTTCCACGGACTTCATGAATTCAGCATAAGTAAAACGCTGCTCGTGTGCCCATTTCTGAGAACGAGTGATAACTAACCAAGCATACGCCAACAAGCGGAACAAAATGATAGTATTGTCCACAATAGTGTTGGCTGATCCACTCGGATTTCCAGTATCTTTCTGGTACACCTCTCCATTGTCCAAAACAATGCACGAATCAACGATCTGATCGTACAGGTTCCAGAGACGCTGTTTGTTTTCAGGCGTCTTATCAATGGCTCTCATAAACTTCCAGCGCAAGTCGCGCATGCCAAACATGGCCTCCCGAAAGAGAGAAGAATCATACGCAGTCTCATCGAGCGCATATGCATGAGGGTGTTTATTCAGGCGGTGGTACAGTCGATTGAAGCCAAGATTGAACTTAGAACAACCAACAAATGACCACGTCTTGTTATTCGAAGCATAAAATTTTTCATTCATGTCCAAACACAAGCGATTCCCTGCAATACTGCACTCGGCAGCGGAAGCAGTGAACGTGCGAATGGTCTTTTTCTCGACCGGTCGCAACTCCCGTTTCAAAGAAGCCGTCCATAATGAAATGTACGGATCAGACGTCGCCAAGCGATCCCAATATTGTGACATAACGGGTT